CCTTACCGCTACGTTCTGGGGATCGGAATACACCACTAGCGGCGGGTCTATGGCCGTCGTCGTCCGCCGTGGCGAGGGTGCGTTCACCACCGTCCACAACTTCGGCACCGTCAGCTACGCGGGCACGGACGGCACCACCAAGAAATCCGAAGCTGCGATCAGTGCCGACTCGGGCCGGGCCGCTTGGGGTAACGTCCAGTTCTTCGCCCAGACCTTCACGGGCAAGCTGTTCGCAACGTGGTTCCGCATGTGTGCCACGAACCAGACGACTGGATTCGCGATTACGCCGTTTTTCTCGCGTTCGTCCATGTCGATCTATGACATGCACGAATCTCTCGTGGCGTTCCCGGAAGCGACTTGGCTTCACTTTTTCGACGTTCTGACCACGTACCAGGGCGGCACGCTTGCCGACCACTGCGCGATCTTCGACATTTACGAGGGGTCCAACTTCGCCAGCGAATCAAGCGTGAACGCCGGGGCACCCGACCTATCCAACGCCAGCAGCCCGGCCAACTATGTCTGGTACGTGCAGGAAATCGTCACGCTCATTCAGAACTACTGGGTAACGTCCGGTCGTTCGGCGTCCAACATCGCGTTCCGCGTCCGGGCTTCGCACCCGATCAACGACCCGTTCACTGAGAGCAAGGTCGACCAGTACCGAACTGCACTCCGCAACATGGACTTCTCGACCTACAGCCGAGTTACGGTCTGCGACATGCGGAAGATGCGTACCAACGCGATGCTTATGTCGGCCACGGATTCGGTGGACGGCACGCACCTCTACTTCACGGGCTACATCAAAACCGAGCGGGACTGCCACGCGGCGATGCGGAAGCGGTCGGGAGCGTCGATCCCCACGCGGATGCGGGTACGTCCGGCGGGTGGGGTTCGCTGACCCAGACCCGGACGGGCTTCTCTGTGTGGGTCACACCACATCGAACAAACGCAGGGTGTATATGACGGCAAACGCTGGAAATCAAACGGGGGCCGAGATGAGAATGGATTCTCAACAACCCGCAGAGGGGCAAGGGGGAGCCATGGAATACATCGCCGAGCAACTTCGCCCGCTGGCCGTGCCGATTGGATCGGTGAACCACGACGCTGCCAACGCCCGCAAGCATGGCGAGAAGAACATGGCGGCGATTGTCGCGAGCTTGACGCGGTTCGGGCAGCGTGCCCCGATTGTCGTGCAGCGTAAGGGGATGGTGGTCCGCGCCGGTAACGGGCGGCTCGCGGCGGCCAAGTCTCTCGGCTGGTCGCACATCGCGGCGGTGGTTGTGGACGACGAATCGGTCGAGGCGGTTGCGTTCGCCATTGCCGACAACCGGACCGCCGAGCTTGCCGAGTGGGATCAGGAAACGTTGGCGAGCCTGCTCAACACGATGGGCGAGGAGGACTTGGCGAGTACCGGGTTCGACCAGGCGGACTTGTCCGGATTGTTGGCGGGGTTGACGCCGGACTTCCAGCCGACCAGTCTGGACGAACAGGGGCGGTTAGACCAGAAAGCACCGACGGTATGCCCATCGTGCGGGCACACATGGCATGGCTAAGCCTAACCTCAAACTCGACTGGTGCGGGCATGACGCGGCGACGTTCGCGGTTATGAGATGGCACTACAGCAAGGCGATGCCGAAGTCCAAGTTGGCGAAGATTGGCGTGTGGGAGGATGGCAAGTTTATTGGCGTTGTCCTGTACGGCGTTGGGGCCACAAACGCTCTCGTAAAGAGATACGGCCTCAAAGACACTGAGGGCTGCGAGCTTGTGCGGGTTGCGTTGGCAAAGCACAAGACTCCGGTAAGTCGCATCGTTGCCGTATCCCTTCGCATCCTCCACCGTGATATGCCGGGCGTCCGCTTGGTGGTGTCATTCGCGGACCCAGACGAGGGGCACCACGGGGGCATCTATCAGGCGGGCGGGTGGGTGTATTCTGGAATGTCACAAGCAAGCGACGAATACATCTACAAGGGCAAGCGTTGGCAGGGCAGAGCCTTTAGAAACAAACACAAGGGTATGGAACGGCATCCAGACGTTGAAGTGGTCAGGGGCTCTAGCAAACACCGATACCTCATGCCACTCGACGACGAAATGCGAAAGCGAATCGCCCCGCTCTCGCTACCATACCCCAAGCGCGTCCGAAGTGCTGATGGCGGCACGCCCGACGACCAGTCGGGAGGGGGCGGTTCAAATCCGACCCGGACGCTTTCCAATGTCTGAACTCGCTGAATCCATCATCGACGGCACCCACACCCGAGCGAACGTCCGGGCACTGGTGAAGCGGCTGGAGGAGTGTTCCGCCCGTGCTATCCCCGTGCCGGAAGAGCTGGCCCGTGCTGTGTCGATCGTCGCGGCGAAGCTGGTGCAGTCGGACAGCCCGCGAATCAAGGGGGCGGGGGCGAAGCTGATCGTGGCGGCGTTGAAGCACAACCTGGAACTGGCCCAGATTGCCGACAAAATGGCACGCCTCGACGCGGGCCTCGCGACCGAGCGGGTGGAGATGCCGGTCAAGTTTGTGCGGGGCACGGACGGGGGCGGGGTGTGACCGACGACGACGCCATCCTCCGCGAGCTTGCCGAGAGTGGCGTATTCGTCGTTTGGGAGGGCAGGTACTACATGCGGGGTGCTGAGCCACCTGCGGCGCGACCCAAGCCCACCACCTACCAACGAATGTTCCTGACCATCGGGGGCGGACCCATCGACGGCGGGGGCGTCGTCATGGGGATGCACGCCGAGCGGTACATCGGGTTCAGCGGGTTTCGGTGGTTCTGCTACAAGCGGCTTGGACCCCTCTACCGGATGGAGTGGGCCGGGTACGCCGACACCATCGACGCGGCGGGGGAACTATGACCCAGGCAGTCTACGAATACGAGGCACGCGGGGGGGCGGCCAGGCTCTTCGACACGCGGGCGAGGGAAGTCCTGATCGAAGGCCCGGCCCGCACGGGCAAGTCGCGGGGGATGCTGGAGAAGGCGTACGCGGTTGCCTGCCGATACCCAAAGGCCCGCGTGCTACTAGTCCGTAAGACGCGGGCGAGTATGTCCGAGAGCGTGCTACAGACCTTGGAAGATCACGTCTTCCCCCCGAACGCCAGTTGGATCGGCACGGCCAAGCGGACCCATCGTGACCTGTACCGCCTGCCCAATGGGTCCATGATCGTCCCCGGTGGCATGGACCACACGGACAAGATCATGAGTACCGAGTGGGATCGGGTGTTCGCGTTCGAGTGGACCGAGGCGAGCGAGACGGACCACGAGAAGCTCCTGACCCGCCTCTCCGGCAACTCAACCCCGTTCCGGCAGATGGCGGCGGACTGCAACCCGCAGGCCCCTAGCCACTGGCTCAACCAGCGGTTCCTCAAGTCATCCGACAACCGGGAACGCATCCTGTCGCGGCTGGAAGATAACCCGATCATGCACGACGGGGGCGGCTGGACCCCGCTTGGCGTGGAGTACCGCCAGACGCTCGACGCTCTGACGGGTGTACGCCGGGCACGCCTGAAGGACGGGCGATGGGCACAGGCCGATGGGGTGGTCTTCCCCGAGTTCGATGCGTCCGTGAACGTCATAGACCGGATGCCCGAGGGCTGGGAGAAGTGGCGTAAGTACCGGGCTATCGACTTCGGGTGGAACGATCCGTTCGTCTGTTTGTGGCTGGCCGACAGCGGGGAAGCCCTGTACGTCTACCGGGAATGGTACATGTCCGAGCGGCTGGTCGAGGACCACGCCAAGGTCATCGTCGAGCTGTCGCGGGGCGAGTCATACGTCGCGACGGTTGCCGATCATGACCGCGAGGACCGCGAAACCCTCAAGCGGCATGGGGTCCCAACGCAACCGGCGGACAAGGCGATCACGCGGGGGCTGGACGTTGTACGCTCGCGACTGGCCCAGAAACCCAACGGACAACGAGGGTTCTACTATCTGTCGGGTGCTTTGGTCGAGTATGACCGGAAGCTTGAAGAGAAGAAGCGGCCCACGTCGCTGCGGGATGAGTTTGACTCGTATGTGTGGGCGGCCAAGTCGGGCGGGCTGGCAAAGGAACTGCCGGTAGACGCCGACAACCATGGAATGGATGCGTTGAGGTATGCGGCTATGGCCTGTGGCCGTGGTCACGTTGGGCCTGTTGCAATGGTGGTGAGCCAATGGGAATGATTCGAGAACTTATCGACGCTTTCAAGGCAACACGGCGTCCGCCCACTGAGGCGGATAGCCGTTACGTCGCGGCGACGGTTCGCATCTCCGAAACCATCGAGGGCAAGGTCAACACGCTCAACCCCCGCGACTACGGCAGGGTGGGGCGTGCGGTTACGGGTTCGATCTGGAACGCGGCAACGATCATCGCGAGGGAAGCGGCGGCGGGTGAGATTCGGCTATACCGGAAGGCGACGGGTTCGGGGCGTCGGGTCAGTAAGTCGGCGGCGTCGTTCCTGCGGGGCGAGGGTTCGGTGAGGCCGGCGGCGAAGGCGATGACCTACGCGAACGGTGCGGACGAAATCGAGGAAGTGACGGACCACCCGGCCCTGTCCCTGTTGCGGGACCCGGACCCATCGACCACGTCTGCAGACTTCTTCACGGCCCTCTACTGGTTCCGGGAAGTGGCGGGGGCTGCGTACATCTGGACGGGTGGGGAGACGCCTACGGGGCTGTTCCTGTTGCTGCCGCAGTTCACGCGGGTCCTGTTGGACGACAAGCAGGGCGTCACCGGCTACCACTACGGGCGGAACGAAACCAATACGGCGATGCTGCCGACCTCGCAGGTGGTGGCGTCCCGGTGGATGCCTGACCCGTTCAACCCCTACCTTGGCGTTTCGTGGGTGGACTCGATCAAGGGCTACGGCGATATGGAAGACGCGGCAATCGCGTCGGAGATTCACCGATGGCGGAACTCGGCACAGCCGGGGATGGTGGTGCGGGTCAACCAGTACACCCCCGATCAAATGGCCCAGTTGGCCGAAGCGATGAAGCGGAAGGGCGGCCCATTCGAAGCGGGCAAGGTCACGATCATCAACGGCTCGGCTGAGGACATTGAAATCATCCAGCCCAACAGCAAGCCCCATGAACTCAACTACGAGCGTGGGATCATCCAGTGCGAGGCGGCGATCTATCGGGCGGCAGGCGTCCCCGAACCGATCTGGAAGATGAACGACGCGATCCAGTCCAACGCGGCCCACGGGTCGAAGGTCTGGATGCAGCAGATTTACGCACGGCAGAAGGCTGTCGCGTCGGACCTGACCGAATGGCTGCTGCCGATGTTCGGCGTGGAACCGGGCGAGATGTGGTTCGCGTACCCGAATCCGGTTGTGGAGGACGTGGCGTCGAAGGCGACGTTGCTGTTGGCCGGGTTCCAGGCTGGCGTGGCCCGCGTGAACGAATGGCGTGCGGTGGTAGGGCTGGACCCGGTGGACGACGAGGACAACACGCTCGGACCCGTGCGGGTGGCCCCGGTTATGGGCTTCCCGCCAATGGCCCCGAAGGACGACGAAGAGGAGGCCGACGATGAAGACGGCGAAGATCAGCAAGACCCAGAAACGCCTGTTCCTGACGGTGACTCTCCCGGGGGAACTGGCGACGGAGATAGCCGGAAGGGTCATCGAGGCGTCAAGCGACCGGAAGCGGGCGGCCCTGACCCCATCGCAGCGGGTACGCGAAACGCTG